TATACCACACCAAAGAAAAGGTGCGGGCATTTTAAGTGCGTGGAATTATCACAGATTAAAAGCGAAATAAAGGGCCAAAAGTGAGTCAACAGAAACCATTATTGGGCGAACTGCCGGACTGGACGAGATTTCCGAAACCTGTCGCTTTATGGCCTTTTATTAAGGCAGGTAATCTCATCGATTTGAGCGGGAATAGGAATACAGGTACTTTCAGTGGCAATCCTACTTGGGTTGCAGGAAAATATGGAGCTGGGATTCATTTTACATTAGCTACGTCCGATTATATTTCAGTAGGTGACAAACCAACACTTGAGGGCTTCGATAAAATTACAGTAGTAGTTAGCGGAATGCGTGATTCAACCACTAGAATGGCTATTTTATCTAAGTCAAATTCTTATCTTGTTAGGTTTCTCACAGGCAATATCGAGTTACTAATATATGATACTGCTTGGCGTGTAGTTGCTTATGCCCCAGAACCTGTAAATCTGGAACAATATCATTATGTACTTACCTGGCAAGCTGGTTCGGCGGGCAAAGTCTATAAAAACGGTACAGATACAACTGCTGGCGGTGAATCGGCAAATACATCAGCGGTAAACGCAAATCCTGTTTTAATAGGTACTTTTGGAACAGATTACTATCAGGGTGATATGAATTTTACAATAATTTTCAATCGTGTCCTCTCCGCCCCGCAGATACCTTATCTATATCATCATCCCTGGCCCTGGTTTATTGAAGATGAGGTGAGTCATTTGTATGTACCAGCACCCCCAACAGTCAAGCCTTATTGGTATTATCACCAAATGCAATCAATAATGAGGAGAACAGGATAATGTGGTTGGATGTAGATGTTGCACTTGCTGAAGTTCCTATAAATTGTGTATCCCTTATTGATGACACTGATTTTAAGACCCGCGAGGAATCCGTTGTTTACAATCAGGCGGGCCTGGATTTGGTTTGGAATTTCGTTACCAGTACAGGGGCTTATACACAAACTGCCGTAACTCCGACCGATACGGGCGGAGATTACGATTGGGTTAATCAAGGCAACGGGATGTATAGTATTGAGATTCCCGCCAGCGGCGGTGCATCCATTAACAATGATACTGAGGGTTACGGCTGGTTCACGGGTTATGCTACGGGGATTCTACCTTGGGCTGGGCCAATCATCGGCTTTAGGGCCGCCGGACTTAACGATAAGCTGACCGATAGTGCGTATAGTGCAACGCGAGGGCTTGCGGGAACGGCTTTGCCGGATGCTGTCGCCGATGCCGCCGGAGGAGTGCCCATAAGCGACGCGGGCGGCCTGGATATAGATGCTAAACTGGCAAATACAAACGAAGTTACAACTGCACGAATGGGCGCCCTGACGGATTGGATAAACGGTGGAAGGCTTGATAATTTACTTGACGCTATTCCAGCAGTTGGTGCGATAGCTGATGCAGTCTTTGATGAAGCGAAAGCTGGCCACACAGGTGTCGGCAGTTTTGGTGAAGAGATACAATCCCACGCTACACCGGCAGAAGTTGATACAGAATGCGATGAAGCATTAACAAATTATGACGCTCCAACGAAGGCGGAGATGGATACTGCTCACGCTCTATTAGCTACTCCTGCCCAAGTAAATACCCAATGTGATGCAGCTTTGTCGGATTATGGAGCTAATACAACGATACCCGATGTCGCCGGTACGGCAGCGGGATTGCATACTACTACCAATGGAAAAATTGATACCGCACAGGCTGATTTGGATACTATTACCGGTACGGGCGGTGTGTTGATAGGAACCGATGCTATGGATAGGTCTGGTACACTTGATGTAAATGCCAAAAAGATAGGGGGAAATGTCGATACGGGGGCAACACAGATAGCCAGAACTGGTGCTGACAGTGATACGCTCGAAACATTAAGCGACCAGATAGACGGTCTTGGCAGCAGTACGGATGTAACTTCAATAAAAGGGACGGATTTAACGGAAACTAATGCCGGTGATTTGGCGAATAATATCAGTCAGTTTTTTGATGTGAACCCAACAACGACAAAGGATGTTAATGACGTAGGTGGTGGGGCGGCGACCGTACCGCCTGTTTTAGAGGATTAAAGATGAGTTGTCCAACGCAATGTGTTTTGGGACAGAATTTGACTTTTAGCATAAATGCCCGCGATGCCAATGGCGATGCGATAACACCTACGGGCGATGTGAATTATGCGGTCTATGAAGATATGACAACTACCGAAATACTTACGGGGATAATGGTCAAAGATTTTGATTCCAAAACCGGCTTTTGCCTGAAACAAATTGCCTGCACAACTGATAATGGTTTTGAACAATATAAAACTTATAGCGTGCGAATAACGGCGGTTATTTCGGGAACAACGCTTTATAAATCTTATGCTTTTATCTGTCTGGGTGCAGAGGACTTGCCATCGGCTTCTACGGGTGCATTGACCAGTACGGCTAATTTCAAATCTTATGCAGGGATTACCTCTACCGATGACGATACGTTAATCGGTCATTTAATAAGCAGGGCAACCTCTGCAATTGAAAGATATTGCGATAAGACACTGCGTTCTACTACATATCGTGAATATTACGATGGTTCCGGCGATACCGAATTGGTCTTAAAACAATATCCTATATCAGCAGTAACTATGGTTAGCACTTCCAAGCAGAATGCTATCAGGGTTAAGAATACAAGCTCTGATGCCTATAATGCCTATGTAACTGTAGATGATACTTATATGTATCTGGTAGTTTTGGGCGGAGCTAATGCAGGTACAGACACACTTACACTGGCAAATTATACAATAACAGAATTGGTTGCATATATAAATAATAATTTAACGACCGGCTGGTCGGCAGTAAATGATAACACTCTTTTAGGCGTTTGGGAATCTATCGAAATCCTGCCTTGCGAAGGATTAGAGGCTTTAGATTCTAATGCTTATGTACAGATTCCTTATGAGCCGTTATACGATTTTAAGGTCTATAAAAATCAGGGAACTTTATGTTATTGGGGCACATTCCCATTAGGACATCAGAATATCATCGTAAGGTACACAGCAGGCTATGCAACGACACCGGCGGACTTAGAACAGATTACAATTGATTTGGTGATGACCTATTATAAAAGCCGGAAAACTGATACTTCCGTAACAGCCGAAAAATTAAGCGACCATTATATTAAGTATGTTGACGGCGGGGCTGGCGGGGCAAGGGATATACCTGCTCATATTGCCAAGCGTCTTGCCCCATATAGGAAATGGCGACTTGCCTGCTAATTTATGATAAAGAAATATTAGAGCAATGATTTCAGATTTTTACAATTCGACCATAATGGTGCAGCAGGAGGTTCAAAGCAAGAACCCGATGGGCGGCATCTCACGCTCATATTCTACGCGGATTGCCGGCTTATTGTGCATGATAACGGACAAGAACATATCCGAGGCAGACGAGTTTGGCAAATGGACTACTCGGCGCGGATTGAGATTATATTGCGATGCAACGAGTACGAACAAAGCTATCGAAACAAGCGACAGGATAACTTTGGGGGCAAGAACGTTTCAAGTAAAGGCGATTGGTAATCCGGGTTTGCTGGATAGGCACTTGCAGATTGATTTACTGGAACTTATATGAAAGTTGTTTTGGTATTTTTTGTAGTATTTGTTTTATGGCTCTTTATGTTATGGATTGAGTATGGCAGAAAACATTAAATGGTACGGTAATCGCGTATTTACACTGGCTACGGCGGCGAACGTGACAGCGATGAAAAAGGCTGCGACCCTTGTCGAAAAATACGTTAAAGAGCATTTTACTGGCGTTGATGTTGCCGGTGAAAAAGCGAGGCGGGTAAAAGGTGGCAAGGCACAAATCGGCGGCAAATCGCCGCCCAGCAAGCCGGGACAGCCACCAGCAGTACAAATAGGTATTTTAAGAACTTCGATAATGTCGGAAGTCAAGCAATACGGAATGAGCATTGATGGCCGTGTAGGCCCGGACGTTGAGCATATAGCGGCGAAAGCTCCGATTGGGACGGAT